CAGTTCTTAGCGCAAGTTGGCGAAATGTACCCCCACTGCGACTATATGCTTGCAGCACTGAGCCGTCGCCAGTTCCGGCGGGGTATATTTCTACTCCATCAGCTCCTGCATTGCTGACGACAAAGTTTGCCGCAGGGCTCGTAGTGCCAATCCCTACTCTCCCGTCTCCCTGAACTTTAAAGTCGGTATTACCACTGTAATCCCTGACCTCAAAAGTCCCAACTGTATTGTTATTATTTGCACCACCTTGAACGATTAAGGCTGGAGAGTCTCCACCGGTACTTATGTTGTTGAAATATGCGGTAGCAACAGTCCCTGAATTATTAACAACGTGGATGGGGTTACTAGGCGAACTAGTCCCTATGCCTACTTGGCCTGAAGAGTTAATAAACAATTTACCGGCGCTGTTGGTGGCAATAGCAACAGTATTTGCAGCCGATAGATAAACTCCGTTCGTCGGAGCAGAGCTACTCGTGGGAATGAAACTAGGGGCCGTTAAATTATTTGAACTTAAAGTAACAGTATTAGCACCATTGGCTGTAAACTTGACTTCACCTGCACCGCTGCGGTAGAAACCAGTATCTAAATCTTGTGCAAATGTTATAGAGGGAGCGCTAACGGTACCGTCGGGATAGTTTTGGCCTGCGTAGATATAGTCTGCACCGGCAAGAATAACGCCAAAAAACGCTTGGCCACTAGAAGGTGCAGCGCTGAAAACAATGTTGCCACCGCTTAAACGGAATCCTGTAGCCCCAGTATCATCTGGCTTCTGAACGACGCCATTGACTGAAATTAAACATTGGTTCGAAGCCTGAGGAGCAGGGACTGGAGCAACACCGTTGACCAGCAACGCAAATGAAGTGGTAGAACCATTGAAGCTGCCACTGATGTCATCAATGTTCCGGTACTCTTGTTGAGAAAGTACAGGACTGTTGCCCAGGTAAGACATGTTTTTTTCTACTTCTTATCTACTATTGTATTAGGACCTGACACTGCTGGACGCTTCGGCCAACGGATCGATTCCAAACCGGTTTTAGAATAAGTCTGCGGTAAATCCCGCAGTACCTGACGATATGCAGCCCAAGCGGATTGATCCAGCGTCGATCCTGGAGTCATGATCCAATCAGTAGACTTCAAAAGATAATCGCGCTTTTTTCTGACAATTTCCCAGGAGCCATCCAACTCGTTGAGGATGTCACCTTCAAACAGAATGTCCTGCAGCTCGCAAATTTGACGCTGCAACACCTCTTCAACTGTACTTAATTCTTTTTCGAGCTGTTCAATTTTTTCATAGAGAACAGCAATATCACCAATACTCGTTAAACCCATCTTTAGGTCTGCTCGAGGTAGCTAACAGAAATATCAAGTGCAGTAGCAGTATCCGAACGAGCCCGAAGAATATCACTCGACTCCATGATCAATTTACTTCCACTGATGATCTCTAATGAAGATCCAGAAGGAACCGGAGCGTTACGAATTAAATAGACATCGTCACCAGTGTTCGTCACAAGATACACGTCAGCGTTAGCACTGGTACCGGTCTTATTCGAGATTAAAACACTGAGTAAAATAATCGTCGCGGAACCGCCAGCCGACAGCACATTTGTCGTAGTGTTCGATACGGCATCTGTCACCAGGCTGGATTTGGTCTCGATCTTAAAAGTATTGGCCATATCAGCTCAGAGCAACAATAAGTGCAAGGTTGTCGGTTGAGGTGAACGTACCAGTAACAGTAAGATTACCTGAAATGATAGCGTTACCTGGGATGGTTACTGAACCAGATGAATCTATTGTAAGTCTAGCAACACCACCTGTTACTAACGAGATCTGATCAGAACCAGGGCTAATGATTCCTGTATTAGGATCCGATGCAAACTTTAAAGCGCAACTGCTGAGAGAACCCAGAGATAGAGCAGCATTAGAGCCATCTTCCCGGAGAAGGGGATAACCACCTGCTTGAGCAGCATCGTGGACAACACAAGTGTGCTTAACAGTATCAACGGTAACTTCACCAATTGCCCCCGTAAATGTGGCGGTCTCAGCTGAAGTACCACGCCGGAATTGTACTTGAGTTGCCATAATCTTATCCTAACGCAATTGCGATTGCAGTTGCAAAATCCTGTGTGGAGATGGTGCCACTCTCATCTGGCACCGTCATCGTACGTGTAGTGGAAGTCGTAATACCAGAGCATTCAAACGCTAATTGCTTGGTAGCGTCAGCATTATCCTGGACTCGGAAAGTAGAGTCAGAAAAAGTTGTTGGTGCAGTCGTTGTCAGAAGGACAGTACCGTCGGCATCGGGCCAGGTGTAAGTGCGCGTTGTCGACGTCGTGATGCTGGCGGCGCTAAATGCAATCTGTTTGGTGATATCTGTCGTATTTCGGATCCGGAACCCACTGTCATTCGTAGTAATGCCTGTGGATGTGACGGAAGTTAAGCCAGCCAGGGTTGTAGAGCTGCTTCCCAGAGCAATAGAGGTCGATCCAACCGTAATCGAGCTGTTCGCCAACTGAGCGTTAGGAATGGCGCTGGTGCCAAACTCACCTGTAGTGCTGTTGTAGGTGAGGCCCGAACCAGCAGCGACTGAAAGGCTAGTCAGCAAAGCAACGGTACCCGTCGCGTCTGGGAACGTAATAGTACGATCTACAGTTGGGTCAACAACTTGAAGTGTCGTCTCAGCTCCATCAGCGGTAGAGCCTTCAAAAATAATCGCTCCTGGCTCTAAATTGATGCTATTTGCAGAGCCGACGCCTCCACCGATGTTAACAAACGTACTAGCAGTCAAGCTAGTAATTGAAAGCGCCGTTACAGTGCTACCCAGTGAAACTGCCGTGCTGCCAAATGTAATCGAACTATTAGCTAGTTGAGCATTTGGGATTGCACTGGTACCAAACTCACCAGTTGTACTGTTATAAGTTAAACCTGAGCCAACAGCAACACTGAAGTGGCCACGAACCTCGCTAGCCGAAGGCCCGGTATAGGTAATAACGCCCGTCGAGTTATCATAGCTCAGCGAGCCGTCACCGCCAGAATCTGTAACAGAAATCTGCTGGCGGATGTTAGCTGCGGTTACAACACTATAAGTAAAAGCACCAGTTGAATTATCATAGGCCAAGCTACCAAAGCCACTGCCACTATTGGCAGCGCTAAAATGTGCCCTTACTTCACTAGCTGAAGGCCCGGTGTAAGTAATAACACCAGTTGTATTGTCGTACGCTAAAGACCCATCACCGCCAGAATCAGTTACACTGATTGATTGGCGAGCACGAGTATTTGTGTAATAAAGATTAGTTCCTTCTGTGAGATCAGTTGTAGAGTTGCCTGCAAAGTCAAGTTTATCGGTAGGAGTGTTTACCTCCTGAAATAAACCGCTAACCAGACAAATTGCCTTTCTAGTTGCCATTTTGTAGCTCTACGTGGCTCATCTTAGGGACCTAAAATTAAGCCTTTACTTGTAACCATCCTACCAACAATACCGTTCACGATAATTGTACAGGTGGCTCTAACTGAACAACTAACTCAGCAGAGCTGGCTGCTTCACCGACTCGAGTAACGTAATGCCCAGCAGTCGATGGCGGTGTTGCGGTTATCGCTCCGGCACTAGAGGCTGATAAATAGTAGATGGCGCCTGGTGACAATCCTGATGACGGTCCGATGCCAACAATTAGAACCCTTACTAATTGCCCAGATGACTTAGTAGTCTGAGCGAATCCAACAACATTTGCTTTGTCAAAAGTATCGTTGGCAATAGCGCGTCCCACTTTCCCGTCGCTTGTGCGTGCGTATAAAGCCTGCCCCTGGGTCACATCCTCAAAGGCCAATGCTTGAAAGCCAGCAACCGAATATACGGTTTTACCAGCCATTGTAGATTTAAGGTCAATGAGGACCTCAGTCAACCCCTCATTATTAGGAGCATACGGATTGTAATTACTGACGCCAGGCATTAGGACAACTGGATCGGTGGTTCTAATTGAATACTAAAGTCGGTGGTGGTAGCGCCTTCACCAACACGAGTTACAAATTGTCCGGCAGTAGAAGGCGGCGTAGTCGTGATCGCTCCAGCAGTTGTACTCAAATAGTAAATATCTCCCGGATCTACGGTAAATCCCATTGTTTTAATGCCTGCCACCAAGACTTTGACCGTGGTGCCAGACGCAGCTGCTGCATCAGCAAAACCAACCACTAGGGCTTCATCGGCAGTGCCATCTGCCTGCGCTAAGCCAACTTGTCCGTCACTGGTTCGCATGTATAAGGCGTCACCAAGACTCACAGCTTCGAATGTAGTGGCATCAAAGCCGACTCGAGATGGAGCAAATACAGGAAAGCCGTCTTTTAGATCAATAATTGCATCTACTAACCCGCGATAATTAGGCTCATAAGGTTGACGAGTCATGGTAAACCCGTTGGCCTGCATTAAATCAACAAGTACAGCAATAGCCCCCTCTATATTCGGTTCGTATCCAGTTGCCATCGACTATAACCCGCGTTCTACTATTCTAAATTGCTAAGTACTTTAGAATAGAAGAAAAATATATTGTTAAAGTGTCGCCAGAATTGATTGCGGCTGTTTTGTCTGGCAGCATTGGCGCTTTTGCCGGTCTCTCTAGAGCATTAACTAACTTTAATCGTCGCTTAGAACGTCGTTTTGAGGCGATTGAGCGTGATCTTGACAACTTTCAAGACCGCGTTATCAAGGATTATGTACTAAAAGAAGACTTCCTGCGTGAAGTACAAGCCGTACACACTAAACTAGACAGAATTTTAGATCACATCCTGAATCACCCTCATTGATTAGACCGCAACCCACGCGGCGGTTGCAGAATTGTACATAAACAAGCCTGGAATCAGCTGATCATAATGTAATTGACCATCTGTAGGGTTCACAGGTTTACCGTTGCTGTTCGAAACAACCGCTTTGGGTGTTGTCCAGGCAGTTCCATCGTAAAGTTTGAAGATTTGGGTGCTGGAAGTGTCCAACCAGGACTCTCCTTTACTGAATAAAGTGAAACCAGCGGCTGGCGTGTTAGGCGCAGTTGATCCGATGAAGGTGGGACCGACTTTTATCAGTCCCGTCGAAGGACTGGCTGTATTATCTGCAAAATATAGGCCCGGATCGCCAGGATTATTGTTAACGGCTAACTCAGCAACGCCTAAACGGATCGGGAAAGGACGGTCGTAAAGAACTGACGACCTTCTGGACAGAATTTGAACAGCCATCGTTAAGTATTAATGTATAAACCGCCATCTACCAACGTATCTTGAGCGGTTAAAGGCGAATATGTGTCACAGTCTATCAGACTAGTCTGTGATGCAGGCTCTACAGGCACCCCATTCAGATAAGTGCCGCCAATGATCAAACCAAATTCAAAATCAGGTACATAGTTCACCAGAGGCTCATCGAGCATCCCAATCTTTGTATCCTGAATAAGTGTTGGCTGAATATTAAATAATTTGCTCATCATCGTAAGCATTCTGTTGGCGGTATTTACTTCTGTTCCGTCACGATCTAGAGATCCATCAGCACCGCGACGGATGCTGTCGGTCATCATCATGGTAACCAGCTCTGTATTGTAATTCGCAACCTGCTCTGGTTGATTTCGCGATCCAGTAACTGAGGTACCGCCAACCCAGGGCATACCTTGTTGCATCATCAACATTCGTTCGGCCGCTTGGCGCAAGCGCTCATTCTCTTTCTCAAAATTACGATAAAAAACATCAAGACCTGTGCCAATTGGCTTATCATTCGGCTCTAGTATCCAAGAACTGACGAAATCATGCTCTCTTAAATTACTAACAGTGACATAACCACCTGTAGTTTCACTAAATGGATACACCACAACAAATGTATCCTTGTTTGGCACCGTTGTAATCGTGTATTGACCTGAAAGAGCGCTGCCACTACTGAAATCCAACTGAATTTTTGTGTTTGCACTCAAACCATGGTCTGGCGCCGTGACAGTGATGTTCGGACCAGATTGAGTATATGTCGCGGCAATAGCAATTGGTTCATTACCTTCATCATGGACTAAAGAGAACATTGCCGCGTAAATGTGTTTGCACCAGCGGATTTGGTAGTAGAAAAGATTTGGATATGAGTAATCGCTCGTATCTTGGTAATCTGGAAGGCCATAGAAATTATTGATGACCGAATAACCAAGGTCAGAAAATTGACCGGGAATATCGCGTTCGTTGCTTAAAGTGTTGTCATCATTCTGAGTCTGACCGGGCTTGGTCGACGTAATTGCCGTCACAGGGAACCGCTGGCTTGTCTTCTCCTTGTAAAGATTGAAACCATCGCGCCGCATAAAGTCCTGACAGGAGCACTGCCAGCGCAGTTCTGTCGTGAGGAAGCGGCCAACGGTAAAACCTCGTGTAGCAGGGACCGTGGTGACATACTTATTGTCAACGAGAATACTTCCATAGCTGTCATCTCGCTGGAAAATAATCTCATTAGTAGTCACATCTACACCTTTGACCGTGTATCCGACATAGTCGTCATACCTGAAACCGGGAATAAGCCGGTTAAGAATCAAATTTCCGCTGGTTACGCCACTGTCAATCGTTGTTATGGTCAATTGAGTAGCGTTCAACACCGTAACATCGTATTGTCCTGATGAAACCAATCCACTTGTAACCGCAATGAAAACACGGTTATCAGTCGATAGCCCGTGGGCGGATGAACAAGTGATTGTGACTGTTGAACCTGTTCTTGAATACGTAGAAAAAATACCAGGATCTTTCTCTACAATCCGATCTACAAGCCGCTCTCCAGCAAAGAAACGGACGGGAATTGGTATCGAGCGAAGCCGTACACGCGTAGTCGTCCAACGTGGGTCCGTAAAAGCCGTAGTCAAGTAGTAGAGCAGATTTCCGCTCGTCGTTAATGAACTACCAGCGGTAAGGGTGAAGGTGTTTTGGGTAACCGAAACAACACTCAGCGTTGCGTCAACCCCAGCTCCCGTTAAGACATCAAGGTAAACTGATTCACCAACAAGCAAACCGTGATCAGGCTCAGTTACAACAAGAGTGGTACCCGATTGAGTGTACGTGGCACTGACAGGCTCTCCTAGATAGCGAACCGCAAGAATAGGAAGGCCAAAGGTGTAAAAGTTAAACCCATTGGCATCACGCATCCCAACGATCTGCTCTCCGATCTCTTTATCAGTCGTAGGAAATGTAAATACTCTGCCAGGGATAAAAACGCCTGGGAATTGCTGGAAGGCGCAGTACATGCGGAAATCACCGCGCCGACGACGTTCGTTCGCAAAGGAACCTAGGACACTCTGCGTGATCGTGTAGAGCTCATACCCACGACGCCAACGTGCCCATAGAGAGTCGTAGTCGTAAAACCTGACACGACTCCGTAGGTCTTTATTTTGTGGTAAGAAATTAAACTTCTGAGTTTCTTTTCGGTAATCCTCAACAGCTTTAAACTGCTTTGGATCCGTAAAATCACCGAATGTCTTGCCGCGAAAATTTTTCTTCGACGGAGGATCAAATCCGCCAACGTCGAATGGCATGACTACATCAATAGTATCCGGCTTGCACGCCGACGTAGAAGCCGCTGGTCAGAGCAGTGGCGCCGCTTGCTGCTACGTACAAAGCCTGACCGCGCTGTAGGATCAAGCCACGGGTCTTCGGAGAAGTCGTGCTGTTGGTACTAGTGAAGTTTGTACCAGCTTGAACAACGGGGTGGTTGATCAGAGGCAGCACATTGTTAATCGTCAGGCTATAAGTCTGATTCTCGTAAACAGCCGGAATGCTGGCGACGAACAGAGGGAAGAACTGGTTGGTATTGGTAATCGTGCCGGTGTTGACAAGATAGAAGCAGAAGTCAACGGGTAAACGGCAGCTGACGTTACCAGTGATAGGGCCTGAAATACTGGGAATCGTACCAGTAAAGGTAGTGGGTGTGACGGCGGTAACCGTTACAGCCTGATCAATAGGGGTAGAACCAGAGCTGTAGGAGGTGAAGTCCAACCACACCTTTTGACCAACCTGAACATTGTGCCCAGCGCTAATCGTGACGACAACGTTGGTCGAGTCAGCGGAATAGGTACCACTGGTAACCGCTAAGGCATCGATAAATTCAATATTTCGCTTGCTGTACTGGAACCAAATCTCGTCAATATATGCCCCACTGATCGACGTATCGGTCAAAGCCGAGTCCACGTCGAATACTTTCGTGGCATTACCTACAGCCGTCGGAACAAGGCTAGTAGAAAAAGCCTGACCAGATGCAACCGTCACCAGGGTGGACGTAGTTGCTGGCCGGTCAACCAACAAGGGCTGCTTGTTACTGGAAGAGCTCGACAAGGATCTTACTTAACTTCTAAATCTAATTGTAGCGCAGTTGCCTTCTTGGCTTCTTTGTGCTTCTTTTTATTGGCAAGCCAAAGCCGAAAATACTGAAGCTCCGCCTGAGTATAAAGCTCAGGCGTTTTCAGTGCCTTTTTTACCAGCTTCTTCTTTTTTGTCATGTTTGCGCCCCCGCTTCTGTTCCTCCAGTCTAACGCGAGCTTTCTTGACGGCATCCTTGCGACGCTCTTTGTCACCTTTCTTCTGATCCTCGGGTGAGCCTTCTTTTTCTTCTTGCTTCTTTTTGAAGTGCGCCAGCAGTTCAGGTGGCATCGAACCTTTCTTAGACATAATTAGTTATGCGCCTGTTACGCGAGCTGGAGATGAACTGTAAGCTAAATACTGAGAACCTGGTGCCTTGGTGGTTTTCTCAGGGGAATACTTCGTGGTAGCGGCCTCTTCGGCCATGCTGACACTTGGTTGGAGATCAGTTAATTTATCACCAGCCATCCGTAAACCTGAACTACCAGTCAATTTGGAGACTGCATAATCTCGGATTTGACGGGTAAAGTCATTTTCAGGAGCTGGCGTGGAATACGAAGACGCTGCTTGACCTGTAGCGTCTTTATTCATCATCCCAGCAGATGAGCTTGAAGGTGATGCTCCCATAACTGTCTCAAATAATAACGTCTAAATTCCTGAGTTCTGCACCACCAATATAAGGTGCAGGTAATAACGGTGGATTACCAGTGCTACCTACTAAGTTTAAATTGAATGCATCCCCAGCCAATCGGGATTGGCGTTCACGAGGAAGACGACTGCCGACAGCAAAATAACCACCTTCAGTGGGAATCAGACCTTGGAAGTCACCTTGGTTTGTTGCCAACGGTGCTTCGTACGGTCTTTTGTTTTCGCGGATACCCAGCATGTAGCCCAGTTTTACGCCAGCTCTATCCATTACGCTTCCTCCGACTTGCAAGTTCTACAGCGCGACGCGCTCTTTTTGCACGCTCCGTATTGGAAACGAACTGTTTACCTTCACGAGATTCACGTTGCTTCTTCTCGTCAGTCTTCTTCCGCTCTTCTGGAGACAAACGAGCCCAGGCTGATTCGGGTAAGTAACGTTCGGTGCTTTTTTGCCCCGGCTCAATCGCTTTATCTGCGCTCATTCTTGTATTGATCCTCCATGTAGCCACGCATCACAAGTCCGGGAGCCAGCACACTTGAACTTAAAGAGCTGGCAATAACCGAGATTTGCACGCTCTTGAACCTCCCAGGGGTCTGCAGCTTCTTTTTCATTGATGCCCTCGATAATGCAATCAATTACCCGTGGTGACTGATCAAAAGCCGCACAATTACAACAGCGTGCAGACATTACAGTATCTACATCGCTATTCCACATCTCCGCCTTCCTCTCCCAGAAGCCAGGATCTGGCACGTCTGGATTGAGTGGACCATAAGCGAAGTTCTTAATCGTCCAATTCCGATTCTTGATATTTTCTTCAATATCAGTTGTTGCGCGTGGACACGACTCACCGACCTCAGTGACAGTTTTATTGAGGAGAATCTTTACTTTGGGTTCCATCATGCTGCCGCAATACTAAAAGTTACAACTGCAGCAGTGCCACCAGACTCACTAACAAAACGAGGACGAACAAGTTTGACAGGCCGATCGCCCACACTGTGAACAAAGGTTCCGTTCGCAGAAATAGTCTGATCGGCAATAATTGGAGCATAGTTTGTGCCGTCGATACTACCTTCCAAGCGAATAACAACGTTAGTGTTAATCGACGCCACAGTAGTAATCAGCGTATAGGCTTTAGTGCTGGCCAGATCATTAACACCGACTTCAATAGTGGTACCAAAGCCCGGCTCGGTAAGAGCAGGACTGTTACTGAAAATCGTATCCTGGAAAAAATTAGAGACTGTCATAACTTTTCTTTTCTCCTAGTTTAGTTCAGCTTTTATCCTTTTTCTCGTATTCTTGACGGGTCATCCACTTCTGATCACCCCAACGCTTTAGGGATTTCTGTCCCTCACTTTGGCCACCCCTGTAGCCGCCACCACGTTCTTTGTATGCTCTCGCGAGCATCTGAGCTTTTCTAGCCGATTGTTAAGTAAGTAGCCTTACGGCTACGACCACTCCCCAGATTTACCACCTTTGGAGCCCTCTAAAATCTTTCGCTTAAGGCGGTCACGAAGCTCGGGTTTGGTGTAGCGTCCTTTGTTTTCAGCCATAACTACCACGCTCTTTGAGGTAATTTAGAGCATTTTCAATTGTATTAATGCTATCACCGAATAACCCTAAGGCGCGATTACACTGTTTACAAAGAAGCCCTCTCACCTGATTAGTGTGGTGATTGTGATCAATTGCCAAATCCTGTTTATCGCGAGGAGGTTTCTTGCAGATTTGACAAACTCCGCCCTGGGCTTGTTCCATAAGCGCGTACTGGTCCCTGGTTATTCCGTGACGATGATATTTTTTATATTCCGCATGACACTTGCGGTCAGATTCGATTTTTTTCTCTTTGTATTCAGGATGTAAATCGGCCCAATGTTGCCACGCATTTAACGAGCATTCTTTACATTTAGATCGCAGGTATCGCGAGCCGTCCTGAATCCGATACGAGAAAGAGTCCCAGGGTAACAGTTGTTTACAGTTGCTACAGCTTTTAACCCCCGAATTGCCGTACAGCTCAACAAGTCGTTTATGAACCCTTGACTTACAGTTTTTACAGACAGTGTCGCGTTTAATAGAACCGTTCTTGGATTTACCTTTTACGTAAAATAAAGATTGATCTAGGGCTTTGTTACATTCTTTGCACTTCTTGAGCATGTGCTTTTCGTACGGCGCTTAATAGCGTAGCACAAGCGCATTAGGTAAGGTAATTAGGAGTTTGAGCAAACGCTTGAGTAAGCAGAGCTGCTGGATCAATCAAGGATTGGACTTGTGGGGCCTGCCCACCTAAAGATTCTTGCAAGTAAGAACTCAGGAAGCTTTGGGGAGATGCATCACGCTTTCGGCCACCAACAAAAATGTAAGTGTCACCAGCCGCTGGAGCTACAGGTGGCTGCTGGGGCGTACCAGCCACTTCTGTCGCTTTGCCGCCTTTCGTATGGAGCAAGCGAATCTCGTAAGGAGTCCCTTGAGGATCCGTCGTTTTGATTGTGCCGTAACCTTTGCCCGGAGTAAAACTTCCTGGACCCTCCCAAGCCAAAGGCGTACCGCCTGCAATACCATAATCTTGGCCGAGATGATTAGTCGACGCCCCTTTGGTGGGGGCGCTTCTGGGGCCGAAGGGAGAAGTGATTTGGTAACTTGGTTGCCAACTTTCTCCCTTTTGCTCCCAAAGAGCTTTGCGCTCTTTACCTACTTTGAGTCTCGTTAACAGAGATCGGATCGTACCAGGGTCAACATATTTACCCTCTTTCAAAACACGGACATCCAAATGAGGTGCCGTGGTAGGGAAAACATCCTGACCAGCCGGAGTCACATATCCAACATCTGTTAACGAGGCCATCGTAATTAACCTTCTAGATAATTAGGTGTCTGGGAAAAAGCAGCCGTTAACAACGCTGCAGGATCAATACCTGATTTCAACTGAGGTTTTGTTCCAGATGCAATATTCCGGAAAATGTACTCATCCAGGTAAGATGCGGGGTCTTTCTGAGCTTCTTCATCACCAAAAATGATGAAGGTGCGCCCGCGAGCTGCAGTTTCCTGAGGCTTGGCCGCTGGTTGATTCTGCAGCGCCTCCGTGAAACTGAAGTTGTCGGGACCAATAATTTTTTGGACATACCGATTAGTCTCGGCATACCGCTTACTGGCTTCAACAGCACCAGGACCGGCGTTATATGCACGAAGGCCTTTCTCGTATGCCTCGCGAAGTTTGACGGGGTCAGTTTCCTGACCAGGTGCTTTACCACCTAAATAAGTTTTGATGTAACCAGCCATATTTTTGGCGGCTGCATCAAGAGAAGCAACAGGGTCGTTAGGATTTACACCCCAACCCTTGGCGGTGCCTGGCATGATCTGAGCAATGCCTGTAGCACCCGCCGAAGAAATGGCTTTAGGATTAAAACCAGACTCGGCTTGAATTTGACGTTCGAATACTTGAGGAAGGAGCCCGTATTTTTGGGCCTTCTGTCTTGCAATCTCGCGATAGTCGGTCGACATACGTACGGCTGAATACGTGGCGTTAGCGGAAATCGGTTGAAAGCATAAGGCGAGTGCCGACAGCAACGTCGGCAGGGCCAGGGAGCGCTTGAATAAATTCAGCGCCTTCTCGGTTGAACCGATACCGAGCTTGCTCGGGATTTCGGTAATTGGGTACATACAGATGTAGGGCTAATCGATCCGTCTCGTATAAATAAATTGCCGTCCAAGTTTTCAGCGTGTCTCTGAAGTCAGAGGTCGCAATCGTACGATCAACGTCACCGGCTATGCTCTCAATACGACTACGTGGGACGGTATTATTATTCACGCTGCCAGTCATGTCAGTGCGCTTTTCAGCCTCGTCGCACCGACCGATCTGTTCGACAATCTTTGAATACCAGAACGAATCTTGGATGTTGTTGACAGCTTCCTCTAGACGCGCTTGGTCACCAGCCGGAACAGACGTCAGGTTATAACCCAGGTGCCAGCGGACTTTAGATTTGAGGAAGTTATCGAGTTGCATTACTGAAACGAAATGCGTTACAGGTATACCATCTCAGATATACCCAGTAACACACTAGCACGCGCAAATAATTACTCGACGCGCACTAGATTTTCCTTGAAAATTTCATCCCAATCAACACGTTTTACGCCTTTAAGTTGCTCTAATTTTTGGAACCGCTCGCCAGGCATCGACATCTGGAGATCTTTGATGTCACGGGCAGTCTTCAGTCCCACACCAGGGAGGCTATCTGCGATCTGACGGGCGCTTGCGGTATTAATATTCAAGCGGGTATCGAGGGGAAAAGTTTCCTTCTTGGTTGGTTTGGCTGGATTCACACCCTCAGACTCCAGCTGAGCCGTCAACCGCTCCTCAGTTTTGATCTGTTCGGTAGTTGCATCGAGATGTGGAGTCAGATCCGACTCGTCGATGTACAGAACCTCATCTTGAGAATCAATACACATGACGATTCCATCGCCATGCTTGGAGATCATTTCAACCAAACCGCCAGTTACACGGTATTGATACAGCATCGTTGTAATTAAGTCTTTGCTTAGCCTACCAAACTAAACCCAAACCTACAACTAGACACAAAAAAGGGACCCCGAAGGATCCCCCTTTTTTAGTTTGGTATGACAGATCAGCTGTCGGTACCGCCCACCTGGGAGGCGAAGTCGATGAAGCCCTGGATATCGTTCCAGGACACACCAGCTGCGGGACGCAGGTAGTTAACGCGAGCAAGGATGTAAGCAGCCTTACCAGCAGCTTGATCATCAGAGCTGATGTACACACCGTCACCAGTGATGGTGGTGTTGGTGATGGCGTTCAGGTTGTACACCTTGAAGGTGGTGTCCGAAGTCACCTTGTACATCATCGAGTTGGCGGCGTCAGCAGCCACGATGCCAGCGGTGGTGACACTGGTCCAGAAGGGCAGGTCGCCAGTGGTGGTGTCGCTAGTACCTTGAGCAATACCAGAGGCGCCAATGGTCAGGCTGGAGCTAGCGGCGGACAGACCGTCGGCTTGGGTCGAAGGAACGCCGAAGGGGTTACCCGAGTTGTCGGGACCCAGCAGCAGCACCTCGGTATCGGTACCAAGCAGGTTGGCGGTCACAGGGGAGGCGGGGAAGCCAGCCA